CGCGAACCATCCGCATATACCCTCTGGACTCCGGCCCCAATAACGCCCTGTCTTCCGCCAGCTTCTCAGCGGTGGGTAACCAAGGATACTTAACCTCTCCTAAAGTAATGTTCGGACTCCGCTCACCGTCGAGCCGGAGATAGTGGCCGTTCCATTTAGTGGTCCACCTGTCAGCGGTCTGTGTGTCAACGGACTCCCAGCCCTTCTTCGGCTCCGACCAGACGCCGAAGGCGTCAAATCGGCTGTTCGGGTTGGACATACCGATCATCTGGAAGAATGGGTTCTTCGATAAGTTAGTCAGACCAGCCTGCAAAATGCTCTCAGAGAGTTCTGAAAGCTCGTCACCGATCATGATCACCCGCTTCTGCTTGATTCCGATGAATTTTCCGATGGCTTCTCGCGTCTTAGATTTTTCCGCTGCGATAAGCGATAAACCAGCCCTCTCGATTAGCGTGCCGTTCTCATCGACATAGGCAGCGTTTCCTATCGAATCCCGTATCTTGATCGGCGCACCATCGATCACCGACAACAAAGACATTACTGAACCCCATATCCTTTTTCGTGCTTCCCGTAAGGTAGTCGAGGTCATCAGAACCAGCGTATCGCGTGGCTGCGATAGCCACTGGACGATTCCCCATGCGGCCATTGTGTGTGATTTACCGGACGACGCAGAGCCACCGACCGCCAGATACTTGTGCTTAATAGCAGCCCGAATCATCTTTTCGGCCCAAGGATGGCGGACCATCATAGGCTCTGGCAGTTCTTCCCTATTCCAGAGTTCGTCGCAGACTCGCCAGAAGTAAAACTCCTTGGCCTTGTCGTTCGGGTGGTGCGCGAAACCGTAGAGTAGAGCGGTGAGGAGACTGGTGGGCTGGATCATTAGACCGCCCACGTCCATTTTCTTGGATTGCGGGTCGATGCGCGGCTCCAGAACGCGCTTGCGTTTGTCTGCTTCGGAAGGCATAATTAAGTGGATGTCTGAAAAACCTATACGAGAGTGCGAGGCCGAAGCCTTGCGCCTTAACAAAGAAGGTTACAGTAATAGTGCGATTGGTCAACACATTGGGGTCCACCGCAACACAATTCGTAAATGGCTGAAGAAGCACGGAGTCGCTCCGAAGGTAAACGGTGATATGTCGGACGGCAAGGTTCTCGACAACCTGATCCAAAACACAAAAGTCAAAGACGAACACCTGAAACCGGATACCGACAAAGACCAGCTTAAAGAAGATATTGAGGAACACTTTAACGAGACCGTGAGTTCGGCCATTGTTGAAGAACGGTTCCGAGCGTCGAAAGAAGAGGACGTTACCCTTAGCGAGATCGCAGAGGCGCAGAACTCACCCGCCGACAAATACCAGCACTACGTAGCCGCAGCCGGAATTAAGTTACTGCGCGACTCGATGAAGACCCTGCGTGGTCCGAAGACAATCCGCGAGATGTCCGAACTCGACCAGCTTATTCGACGTAACTTAGGTCTTAACGCGAAGACTGGCGGCGGCAGTAGTAAGATGCAGATCGATATTTCTATCCTCAACAACTCTAAAGCGGACAAAGGAGGAGGGGCGATAAAACAGAAAAAAACGATTGACGCCGAGACCGGAAAAGAGATTTAATAGCGTCACAATGTTTGAAGATCGAGAACCCGAAGTAGGGGCAAGGTTCATTACCCGCGTAGATGAGGGTGCTGATTTCCGATTTCCTGTCGATACCGCCGACGGCCTATGGTATCGAGTGAGACCGTCAACGGCTCGCGAAGTGTTCTACTTACAGTCGTTGCCGAAAGGGATCAGGGTTCTTGTGCCAGCGGAGGGCGACGGCCTGCTGATCAGAGGAGATTCAATACCAGTAAAATAATGAAAAAACAATTAGATTGGCAGAACCTAGATATTATTCGTCTTTTCTTACTCCACCGTGAGGCAGACTTTGGGGAACACATAGAAGAATACGGGTTCAGCCCCTCAGAAGCGGAAGATTACCGAGAAGAAGTTATGCAGCTCCTGTGGGATAAAATGGAAGAAGTATTATGAAACCCGAAACCCTATTCCGTCTCCACGAAGAGACGTGCGCTAAAACGCTCGACATCATGCGAGCAAAGAACAGCGACTACTGCGGTGGCACTGAGACCGTAGACGCGCTCGCTAATTTCAAGTCAGCTAAATCGTTAGGACTCCATCCGGTTACCGGATTGCTGTTGAGGATGCAGGATAAACTGATGAGGATTAAGTCGTTCGTGAACGACGGTCAGTTACAGGTAGCTGGCGAGTCGGTCGATGACGCCTGTGAGGATCTTGTGAACTACTCGATTCTTGCGAAAGCTCTCCTCACTGAGGAACGGGATGAACACTGCGAGACGTGCGATGGGCCTGTGGAAGATGACTGCGACAATATGTATTGTCCTGAGTATATCCCCACCCAATTATAACTCCTAAAATACAATTGATCGTCGGAGTAGACAACGGACTAGATGGCGGACTCTGCGCCATCTCGAAACACGACGGCAGTCTCATCGATAAAATCCGTATGCCTACTCTCCAGATGTCGAAGAAAAAAGAAATCGACATCCGTAAGGTCCATCAATGGATAATGGATCTAAACACCCCCTTTATCTTTGCGGTCGAGGAACCGCTAGCTCACGCGAAGAGTAGCCAAGCGATTCGGTCAATGGCGATCTCGTTTGGCAAATTAGTCGGCATGGCTGAGTCCCACGACTACGAAAACATAATGCGTGTGTCAGTCCACAAGTGGCAGAAGGTCATGCTGGGCAGAGTCCCTAAAGGTAGGACTAAGGAAGTTGCCTTAGAACTAGCAAACCAGCTAGAGCCGTCAGAGAACTGGCTGGCGAACAAACGATGCCGGACGCCGCACGACGGCATGATCGACGCTTACCTTATTGCCCGATATATTTGGGGTGGTAAAAAAAGTTGAAATTTTTCTGGACGTATTGCCAGACTTCAATTATTTGTCTGTTCATAGACAATAAATGAAGACGCTATATCCGAAACAACAAGACGCGCTCGACTTCTTCCTAGCGAAGCACAAGTTGAATTTAAACTCACTCGACACTAGCCATGTCGGAACCGGTAAGACAGTAGTAGCCGCTCATCTGGCCAAAGCTTTGAATAGACCTGTGGCGGTCTTGTGTCCGAAGGCGGTGATCCCGTCATGGCAACGCGAACTTAAAGAGACTGGCATCGAGCCGCTCTTCGTCCTCAACTACGAGAAGATCAGAACGGGCCGAACGGACTTCATGTCCAAACGCGGCAAGAAAATCATGACGTGGAACCTGCCTAAAAACACATTAGTGTTAGTGGACGAGGTTCACAGATGCAAAGGACCATACACGCAAAACGCGCAGTTGTTAGTGTCGTTAGTGGCCCAAGGCTACTCGATCCATGCGATGTCCGCGACCGCTGCCGAAGACCCTACTGAGATGCGGCCAATCGGATACGCATTAGGTCTCCATAATCTCAACAAAGCGGAGGACGGTGTCAAGAGTTGGTTCGGTTGGATGATGCAATACGGCTGTTCCCAAAACCAGTGGAATGCATGGGAGCTTCGTCGTAAGACCAAGCTCAGTGATCTTAATAAGGTCATGTATGGGAAGAATGTTAAGCGGCTCACGGTTGATGACTTCCCCGAGTCCTTTAAAGCGAACCGTGTATTCGTGGAGCCGATTGCGTTCGGCACTGCTGCTCAGATCGCGAAGGTGTATAAAGATCTCGACATCACGCCAGAGATCATCACGAATCTTCTAGAGAACGGAACCGTTGAGGACAGTGATTGGGTTCTGGTCAATCTTCTTAGGGCAAGGCAACTTGCTGAATCGCTGAAAGCGAAGGACATGGCCGACATGGCCAAGGACTACGTCGAGCAGGGACACAGTGTCGTGCTGTTCGTCAACTTTACGGAGACCGCCCAGACACTACAGCAGTTGTTGAATTGCCCTGCTATCGTTGGTGGTCAGTCTGCCGAAGAACGGCAACAGGTGATCGACGATTTCCAAGACGATACGGAACACGTCATCGTGGTCAACATCGCCGCTGGCGGAACCGGAATCTCGCTGCACGACATCAACGGTAGTAGGCAGCGGATCTCATTGATCTCGCCCACGTTCAATGTCAAAGACCACCTACAGGCATTGGGTCGTATCCATCGAAACGGCGCGAAAAGCGACGCCATCCAGAAGATTTTAGTTGCCAGCGATTCGATAGAGGAACACGTTATGCGTGTTGTCGAAGAGAAGTCGGATAACCTGAACACGCTACATCAATAATGAGCAGACTAAGTAGCATACCAGAAACCTACCCTCTCTGCGACGGTTCTGGTGAACTCGACGAATTTAGCGGAGGAGGGAAAACCAAATGTCACAGATGCGAATCGAAGAGCTAGCTAACCCATACGAAAAGACAGATGAAAAGTAATCAAATGGATTTCAGCGATCTCCTAAAACTCTGCACCGGATGCAAGGAGACGTTGCTGAAGACCGAATTCAACAAGGATGCCGGAAAGGAAGACGGGTTGCAGACGCAGTGCCGGAAGTGTAAGCACGCAGCCCAGCGTAGAGACTACCGCAAAAAGAAAGACGTGTATATCGAAAGGCAGAGGAAAAGGCGCAAGGCCGAGCCTGAGAAAAAGCAAGCGAACGAAGCCGTTCGTCGGGCTATCCGAAAGGGTGTTCTTGTCAGGCCCGAATCTTGCAC